TGTTCGGCGGCTCCGGCAGCACGCTGATCGCGGCCGAGCGGAATGGACGACGGGCGTACCTCATGGAACTCGACCCGCTCTACTGCGACGTCATCGTGAAGCGCTGGGAGGAGTTCACCGGGAAGAAGGCCGAGCGGGTCGCGGCGGAGGTGGCTCAATGATCTACCTCGCCAGTCCATACAGCCATCCCTGTCCGGTGGTGCGCGAGACGCGTTTCAGGGCCGTCTGCCGCCAGGCGGCCGGGATGCTCCGGTGCGGGATTCCGGTCTTCTCGCCCATCGCGCACTCGCACGCCATCGCCGCGCACGATCTCCCACTCGATTGGGTGTTCTGGCAGCGGTTCGACAGGCCGTTCCTGGAGATCTGCTCCGAGATGTGGGTCTTGACGCTGGACGGCTGGCGGGAATCGCGCGGCGTGCAGTCGGAGATCGCGCTGGCGCGGGAGATGGAGAAACCGGTGGTGCTCGTGGAGCCCGAGGCCATGACCGACCAGACCCCAGACGCGGTTTCCCGCGCTGGGGCTGGCCGGATCGGAGGATCGTCCGATGCTACGCCTTGATCTTGAACATGCCGCGCTCGGCCTTCACGAACCGGGACGCGTCGCCCTTCTTCTGGATTTCCCGGAGGATCGCGGCGTACACCGTCGAGGACGGCGTCTTGCCACCGCTCTTCCAGTAGCCCTTCTCGACGGCCCGCTCGACGATTGTCTTGCAGTTGAGCGGCTCGCCCGCATCCGCGAGCACCTTCGCGGCGGCGTCGAGGCCGGACATCGTCCCGTCCTCGCGCACCGTCTTCTTCCGCGTCTTCGCCTCGGCGGCGGGCGCGGCGGGCTCCGGCTTGCCTTCGGCCTCGGCGGCGGCGACCTTCGTGTCGACGTCCGGCGTCGTGGGCGGTACGCCCAGCCGCTCGCTCGGCAGCTCGACCTTGGCGGCCTTCGGCTTCCCGTTCTTCGGCTTGGGTTCCTTCACCGTCTTCTCCTGCTTACCCGCGTTCTTCGTTCCCGACTTCTTCATCGCGTCTCTCCTCTCCTCGTTGCGGCCGACGGCACCATGCCCCGGCCAAGTTCGTTCTCAGTCGTTCGCCGTCGCCTGGGCGATGGCAGCCTCTACCATCGCCATGACGCCGTGCCGTTCGTTCATGCCGCGTGGCAGGTTGTGAACCGCCAGTACGGCCTCGCACGCTTTCAGCAGGTCGGGCGCGGCAGCCATCAGGCGGGCGTTCGCGTTTCTGGCTTCCAGCGGGATGTTCTTGTTCTGGTGCACGTCGGCGAGCAGCGCGCCGGGTCCGTTCTGGACCCAGAGCCATCCCTTCGGGTTGTACGGTGCCTCCACGGCCTTCCACGGTCCCGGGGTGTGTTGCGTCTTGCTGTCGGTCATGGTCGTTTCCTCTCGGTTGTGCCCGGCGTCGCGGGCGGGTTGTTGTTACTTGCTCTGGACGATGGTGATCTGGAACTCCCGGCGGTCCTTCATGCGGATGACGAGCCCCTTGTTCGTAGTCAGGATTCCCGCCTCCTCGAAGGTCATCACCGACTCGACGTTGGCGATCTCCTCGGGGACCTCGCAGAGGTCCTCGCCGAGGTCGAGCGTCAGCATCGCCTCGGCGATCAGGGCGTTGAGTGTGGTCTGCATGGTCTGTTCGTTCATGGCGCTCTCCTTTCAGTCCGCGAACCGTTGCAGTTCGCGGTAGTAGTCATCGATGTCACCGTTCGTGCCGCGCACGCCGTCGCACCGGCGCTGAATGATCTGGGCGAGGCTCCAGAGTTCGTTCTCGCTGGCGTCGGCGTGGACGAGTTGCTTGGACGAGACCACCCGCGTCAACCAGGCCTGCTCCTTGCCGGGGTCGCTGATGATGCTGTCGATGCGGATGTTGTCGCCCTCGCGTTCGATGGCGACGCGTCCGGCGCGTCCTTCGAGTTCGATGCGTTTGACCTTCATGGCGTCGTTCCTTTCTGGTGTTCAGGCGTTGATGCCGAGGATCACGCGCGGCGTGTACCCGAGGCGGCGGCACTCGGCGTTGATCGCTCTGCGGATCGGGCTGTTCGGGCGGTTGGCGCGGTAGATGCGGGCGAGCCGGGGCCATCCCAACTTCTCGATCCTGCGGACGCCGTCGCGGCCGCGTGCCATCAGCCATTCGTGGGTCTCGATCTTGTGCGTGGTGGTCATCGTCGTGTTCCTTTCGGGTTAGCGGCTGCGGTCCTCGCGCATCGCTTCCAGGTGGTCGGTCACAAAGCGCGCCGCGTCGGTCTCGCTCCATCCGTGCCGTCCGATCAGGAGCGTCTGGAGGATGTCGCGCATCGACTCGCGGATGCGGCCCATGTCCCCGACGTACCCCCAGTCGGTCGCCTTCGCGGCGGCGCGTTCGGCGTGCGCGTCGAGTTCCATCTGGATGCAGTCCATCAGGACCGCCACGTCGTTGCGCTGGTCGGCGTACCGCTCGGCGGCGGTCTGTTTGAGTTGGCGCGTGATCCGTTCGGCCTCGATCTGTTTCCGTGTCGTCATCGTCGTCTTCCTTTCGTTTCCGCCGCGCGGCCCAATCCGTGCAAGCGCCTTCATGTGAGCCATTTATGGCGCGGGAAGCCAAGGGCTTCAGCGAAGATTTCTGCATCTTTTTTCCGGCCGTCCGGGCGCGGGAATCCGGCCATTCAGGCACGGAATGTGCATGGGGGGCGCGGCCATGCCCGATAGTGCTTCTATACCCCCGTCGGGCATCAAAGTGACGGCCCTGCCGCTGGCCGATCTGGCCCGGCTTCTGTCCAAGAGCGCCGGTCGGACGATCACCCCGGAGATGCTGCGCCGGGACGTGGATGCGGGCGCGCCGGTCAACCCGGACGGGACTGTCAACCTCGTCCACTACGCCGCGTGGCTGGTTAAGGAGGTGGCTGCCCGTGGCGATTGACCCCAGAAACCTCAAGCCCGCCGACCTGGCGCGGCTGCTGAACTCAACGCCGCTCGGGACGGTCATCGACGAGCGCCACCTCTACCGCCACCGCATGCGGGCCGGGTTCCGCATCGGCGACGGGCGGCGGGTGGACCTGTTCCGGTACGTGGCATGGCTCGTCGAGCAGCGGAGCGCGCCCCGGAAGATCGTGGACCCGACCGCCGAGTATGAGGCGCTCAAGGAGCGTGCCGCCGCCCGGAACCGGGCGCTCTCGGAGGCCGGGCGGGACATCGGTGAGTTGCCCGCCGTCGCCGACCCGGAGCGCAAGGATCAAGCCGCGTCGGACTTCCGCTTCTTCTGCCAGGCGTACTTCCCCCGGACGTTCCATCTGCCGTGGTCGGCGGATCATCTGAAGGTGATCGGCCGCATCGAGCAGGCGGTCCTGCACGGCGGTCTTTTCGCGCTCGCCATGCCCCGCGGGAGCGGCAAGACCAGCATCGCGGAGTGCGCCTGTCTCTGGGCCGTCCTCTACGGCCACCGGGAGTTCGTCTGCCTGATCGGCGCATCGGAGGTCCATGCCGTCGAGATGCTCGACTCGATCAAGATGGAACTGGACGGCAACGACATCCTGGAGGCCGACTTCCCCGAAGTGGTCTACCCGATCCGATGCCTGGACGGCATCGCAAACCGCTGCTCGGGCCAACTCTACAAGGGCGAGCGGACGCACATCGGGTGGACGGCGAATGAGATCGTGCTCCCGACCATGCCCGGATCGAGGGCCAGCGCGGCGATCATAAAGGTAGCCGGGATCACCGGCCGCATCCGGGGCATGAAATACAAGCGCGCCGACGGGCAGACCGTCCGGCCGACGCTGGTGGTGCTCGACGACCCCCAGACCGACGAGTCGGCGCGGTCGCTCTCACAGTGCGCCACACGCGAACGCATCCTCGCGGGCGCGGTCCTTGGGCTCGCCGGTCCCGGCAAGAAGATCTCCGGAATCATGCCCTGCACGGTCATCCGTCCCGGCGACATGGCCGACAGCGTCCTCGACCGGGAGAAGCACCCGGAATGGAACGGAGAGCGGACGCGGATGGTGTACCGCTTCCCCTCGAACGAGAAGTTGTGGGGCGAATATGCCGAGGCGCGGGCCGAATCGCTTCGCAAGCACGGCGACCTGCGCGGGGCGACGGCGTTCTACCGCGCCAACCAGGACGCGCTCGACGAGGATGCGGAGGTCGCGTGGCCGGAACGGTTCAACCACGACGAGGCGTCGGCGATCCAGCACGCCATGAACCTGAAACTCCAGGACGAGGCCGCGTTCTTCGCCGAGTACCAGAATGAACCGCTGCCGGACAAGGGCGTCGAGGACGACGGACTCCTCTCGGCCGACCAGATTGCCGGAAAACTCAATGGCATGCGGCGCGGCGAGATCCCGGTCGGTGTCGCGCACCTGACAATGTTTGTCGACGTCCAGGGCAAGCTCCTCTACTGGGTCGTCGCGGCGTTCGAGGAGGATTTCACAGGCTACGTGGTGGACTATGGCGCTTACCCCGACCAGCGGCGCGCCTACTTCACGCTCCGGGACGCGCAGCGGACGCTGCAACTCGCGGCCAAGGGCACCGGACTGGAGGGCGCGATCTATGCCGGGCTGGAGCGTCTCACGGGCGAGTACCTGAACCGCGAGTGGCGGCGCGACGACGGCGCGATGATGCGCGTGGACCGCTGCCTGATCGACGCCAACTGGGGCACCTCGACCGACGTGGTCTACCAGTTCTGCCGCCAGAGCGCGCACGCGGCGGTCCTGCTTCCCAGCCATGGCCGGTTCGTGGGCGCGGCCAGCATGCCGTTCGCAGAGTACAAGCGCAGGCGCGGCGACCGGGTCGGATTGAACTGGCGCATTCCGAATGTCCAGGGCAAACGGGCCGTCCGGCACGCGGTCTTCGACTCCAACTTCTGGAAGAGCTTCATCCACGCGCGATTGGCGGTCCCAATGGGCGACCGGGGATGTCTCTCGCTCTTCGGCCGCGACGCCGAGGCGCATAGGCTTCTCGCCGAGCATCTCACCGCCGAGTACCGGGTGCGGACCGAGGGGCGCGGCCGTGTGGTCGACGAGTGGCGTATGCGGCCGGAAGCGCAGGACAACCACTGGCTCGACGGTCTGGTCGGGTGTGCCGTGGCCGCCTCGATCCAGGGCGCGATCCTGCCCGGCACGGACGCCAAGGCCGCGACCAAGAAGGGGCCGATGAAACTCTCTGCGCTCCAGAAAGGCAGACGGCGATGAGTGACACGTCCAAGCCGGTCACGGTGGCCACAGTCCATTTCGAACAGGAGAAGCGCGGCATTGAATGCCCGTCGTGCGGGTGCAGGCTCTTCCGCGTTCTCTATACCCGCCGGTCCATCGGAGGACGCATCCTGCGCCGCCGGGAATGCCGGAACTGCGGGCGGCGCGTGACCACGTATGAGGCGGCGTCTACCTGATCGGTGGTCACAGGCCGTACTTCTGCCGGAAGTCGCCGATCCAGTCCGCATGCCGTCCTGAGTCAGCGATGTGCCTGGCCAGCATCTGCATGCTCAATGAAGCCACCCGGCTTCGCAACCCATCGGGAACGAACTGCATCACAAAGGGCATGATGCCGCCGGAATCGGAACCAGTGTCGCAGTGGAAAACCGGACTTCGCTCGTCATGCAACAGGACAAAGATGCCGCCATACTCAAGCGCAAAGAGCAGTTCCCGGAAGAACTGGTAGTTCAACGCCAGGACGCATTGGCGTTCGCCCTTCATCAGATCTGCGAGCCCGTGCTTCTCGGCCAGCGCCCAGTATCGGCGTCCAATGTGGTGAAGGTAGCAGCCGGTCTTCGCGGGCAGTGGATTCTTTCCGGCACAATCGCCCATGCCGAGGACTGTACAACTGCCGAACTCCGCCTCCATCATTTTGGACTCGATGAATACGAACGGCCGCCCAGACGCGTCGCGCAGGGCGATGTCGATAGACGTGGGTTGTCCCGCGTCCTCGTTGAAGACCTTGCGGTCCTCGAACTCGAACACCGCGTCCTCCAACTGCTTCTCGCACGAGACCCCGACAGATCGAAGCGCGGCCAGCAGTGGATCGTAGTCATGGCGCACGATGAGCGGCCCGACGAGATTGAACGCCATGGCCTGACTGCTGAGACCGTGGTGCAGATACTTGTGAAGAGGAAACGGCTTCCCTTCACTTTCACAGATCGCCTTGTGCCGCTTGATGTACTCGGCCACCTCCGGCAGGACGAGGTTGCTGGACCAGTTCTCCCACTTGTCCAGAATGAAGGAGTACTTCGCGTCGCGGGGTAGGTTCTTTCCGTCAAACCATCGGGTCGCCGTCTCACGCATCATGCGCTGATATGCGTAGTAGCGGGGAAACGGCCACGTCTGGGCCAGTCTTCGGCTACTGGGTGTCGTATCCGTCATAGGTGTCCACTTTCCATCAAAACGAGAGCTAGTCTATCCGATTCCGACCCAAAATACATGTGCTATCTCGCTCCATGTTCTACCCGTAGAACACGCCGTAGAATTCTTCACTCCCGTCCGTCATTTCGCCATTCCGCCGGGTAAGTATCGCAGTGGGCAACACCGGCGGTCCTGTCCCGCTCAGCGGGCGGACTGCATCCGGTACCTGCTGGAGAGCGATACATGGCGGACGAGATCGACAAGACCATCGAGGAGAGCGCCAAGGGTCCCAAGCGGGCCAGCGGCGATTCCGGCAGCGTGGAACAGCACCCGCTGAACGACCAGATCGCGGCTGACCGGTATCTCGCCTCCAAGAAGGCGGCCCGGTCCCGAGGACTGGGTATCCGCATGTCGAAACTCGTGCCCCCGGGGAGCGCATGATGGTGCAGGTTGCCGACAACGCCACGAGGACGCCGGTCCGCCTGGGCGGGTTCCAGAAGCCCGCCCTGCGGCGCGTCGACGTTCGCGCCCTGGCGCGGCGGCGGGTACGGGCCGGGTTCGACTCGGCCGAGACCACCGACAACAACCGCCGCCACTGGGCGCGGGCCGACGCGCTCTCCGCCGACGCAGCCGCCAGCCCGGAGGTGCGCCGCACGCTGCGCAATCGCGCCCGCTACGAGGTCGCGAACAACTCCTACGCCCGGGGCATCGTCCTGACGCTGGCCAACGACAGCGTCGGCACTGGCCCCCGGCTCCAGATGCTTTCTGACGACCCCTTCCTGAACCATACCGTCGAGACCGCGTTCCACTCCTGGGCGCAGGCCGTCGGCCTCGCGCAGAAGCTGCGCACCATGCGCATG